AATATATAAAATACCCACTGTATAATTAAAAGAACATAGACGCGTACAGTCGACGGCCTAGAGACTATGTTCGGAAAACTAGGAGGATATAATCATGGCAAAAACTACGTTTCAAGGTCCAGTAATATCAAAAGCTGGATTTATAAACACAGGACCTGCTAATGTTGTAGACGCAGATTCTAGCGTATCACTAACAGTTGATACTCACGCTGGAAAAATCGTACACAATGATGCGGCAGGAACGGTAACTTATACGTTACCAGCTACAGTTGCTAACTCTGATTCTGCAGTAGCAGGACCAGGAGCAGACTTAAACAACTTAAGTAATGTTGGTGCTAAATTTACAATCGTAAATTCTATCACGAAAACAGGAGACTTAATTGTTCAGGTTGCAAATGCAACAGATGTTATGACAGGAATGGCAACTATTGTTGACACTGACACAAGTGACAACATGGAAGGATTCATGACAGCATCTACTTCTGACACTATAACTTTAAATGGAAGTACAACTGGCGGCGTAACGCATGCTAGAGTTGAGTGCACTGTTTTAGCTTCAGGTAAATACGCAGTTGAAGTATTTACAGGAGGAACAGGAAACTTAGCTACACCATTTAGTGCAGCAGTAAGTTAATAATTATGTGGGTGAGAAATGCGAGACCTTTTGGATCTTGATACTCACCCACACCAATAAGGAGATTAAAATATGAAGAGTGATGTAAAAGCAGTAAGAGTTACAGGTACTGGCGCAGTCTTTGCAGGAAGAACAAGATTAAGAGGAATGATCTTAGCTTCTGATGGTGGAGGAGCTGGAACTATAATCTTACAAGACAATTCAGATAGTACAACTTTATTCCAAGGAGATTGTCCAACAGGAGATGTTTTCGCATTTAACATTCCAGAAGATGGAGTGGTTTTTCCAGGCGGAATGAAAGTTTCTACTATTACAAATATTGCAGCAGCTACTTTTTTAATAGATAAGTAGGAGGTTAGATGGCTAACACTACTTCGGGTACAGTAATATTTGATAAAAACTTTGCTATCGACGAGATAATCGAAGAAGCATATGAAAGAATTGGTTTGCAAAGCGCCTCTGGTAATCAGTTGCGTCAGGCAAGAAGATCTCTTAATATTCTTTTTCAAGAGTGGGGCAATAGAGGACTTCACTACTGGCAGATAGGAAATAACTCAATTACATTAGTTAATAATCAAGCAGTCTACACTATGTTTAGAGCTACAGGTGATGGCACATCTGATGCTACAGCTGTATATGGTGTGGATGATGTATTAGAAGCTGTGTATCGAAATTCATCAAATGTGGATACACCACTAACAAAAATTAACAGATCTACATATCAAGGTCTTTCAAATAAAACATCTACTGGAACACCATCTCAATATTATGTTCAAAGATTTATAGATAAAGTTACGATAACTTTATATTTAACACCAGGATCATCAGAAGCTGGTAATAAACTTAATTTTTATTTTGTAAAAAGAATACAAGATATTGGTGATTACACTAATGCAACAGACGTTCCATATAGATTTGTTCCTTGTATGGTATCTGGATTAGCTTTTTATTTATCACAAAAATTTAAACCCGAATTATCACAACAAATGAAACTGTATTACGAAGATGAATTAGCTAGAGCTTTAGCAGAAGATGGCTCATCTTCAAGTTCTTACATAACCCCAAAAAACTATTATCCAAATGTCTAATTTTGCAAAAGGTAAACACGCCAAATTTATATCTGATAGATCAGGAATGGAATTTCCTTACAAAGAAATGGTTAAAGAATGGAATGGATCAAGAGTTCACATATCAGAGTTTGAACCAAAACAACCACAATTAGAACCTAGAGCACACGGGGCTGATCCTCAAGGTTTACAGAACGCAAAACCTGCTAGAACAGAGCCAGTAACAGATAATTTATTACCTGGTAATCCATTTAATATTACATCAGGAAATACTACGATTACAGTAACAGAACCAAATCACGGTAGATCTAGCTCAGATACTGTTGTTTTTAGAAATGTAGATGGATCACCTGGAGGTGTAGCATTTACAGCATTTGAAAATTCCTCAGGATTTAGTATAACAGTTACAGGAACAAATAATTATACGTTTGTATTAGGGTCAACTCCTAATGTAACGGAAAGAACAGGAGGAATGTTAGTTACGGCTGGACCGACAACATTAACACCATAATGGCAGGAATTAGTTACAGCACTTTAGTTACACAGATTAGAAATTACACAGAAGTTGATTCTAATGTTTTAACAGCTGATCAATTAGAGAATATTATTTTAAATGCTCAATATAGAATAATGAGAGATGTTCCTATTGATGCGGATAGAAAACAACAAACAGGTAGTTTAGTTACAGGACAAGAAACAATAAATGCTCCAGGAGGAGCTTTATTTATTAGAGGTATACAAGTATACGATTCTACATCAGCTACAACTGGAGCTAATAGATTTTTAGAAAAGAAAGATGTTACATATTTACAAGAATACGTGCCATCAACAGAGTCAGCAAAAAGAGCTCAACCAAAATATTATGCTATGTTTGGCAACGCTACAGGAGATGGTGATACTAATTCTGGGCGTATATTTTTAGCCCCTACACCGGATAGCACATACAAATTTAGAGTGCATTATAACAAAATGCCAGCTACTTTAGCTTCAGACAACACAACTAATTACATTAGCTTAAACTTCCCAAATGGCCTATTATATTGCTGTTTAGCAGAGACATATGCCTTTCTAAAAGGCCCAGCAGATATGTTGACATTATACGAGCAAAAGTATAAAAACGAAGTAGATAAGTTTGGTGTTGAACAAATTGGCAGAAGAAGACGAGACGATTATACCGACGGAGCTGTCAGATTATCAATACCATCAACGAACCCTTAGGAGATAAGATATGGCAATAACATCAGCAATTTGTACAAGTTTTAAAGTAGAACTTTTAAAGGGTGTACACAATTTTACAGCAACAACTGGTAACTCTTTTAAAATTGCATTATACGATAGTGATGCAACTCTTGGAGCAGCAACAACAGCTTTTACAACTTCAGAAGAAATTACAAACACATCTGGAAGTGCTTACACTTCTGGTGGTGCTTCTTTAACAAGCGTAACTCCAGTTGCTTCAAGCACGACTGCAGTTTGTGATTTCGCAGATGTAAGTTTTTCATCAGCTACTTTCACAGCCAATGGTGCAATGATATACAATGATACAGCAACAGGTGATCCAGCTTGCGCTGTAATTGCTTTTGGCTCTGACAAGACAGCTACTAACGGAACTTTTACAATTCAATTTCCAGCGGCAGACGCATCAAACGCAATCATAAGATTAGCATAGGAGGACCACCATGTCGGTTCAATCAGGATGGGGTCGATTCACCTGGGGACAAGCATATTGGAATCGTGATGCTTTACTTGCAACTGGTTGGGGTGCAAAATCTTGGGGCGATAGTGGTTGGGGACAACTCGCTGACGAAACAATTACATTAACAGGAGTATCTGCAACTTTTAATATTGGCTCAGTTACAATAACTGGAACAGCTGATATAACTTTATCAGGAAATTCTTTTACAGGTTCTGTTGGTTCTATCTCGCCAGTCATACCTAAATCATTTTCAGTTACTGGATCCGCTATTACATCATCATTAGGCACAGCGACGCCAGACGTTTCTGTAACACCAACAATAACTGGTCAATCTATTACTTCAGCAATTGGTGTGATAGATCCTGCAGATCAGTTTGTAGGTTTAACAGGACAATCTTCTACTGCAACTTTAGGGACAGCAGTTGCACCAAACGAAGACGTATCTGTAACGGGTCAATCTATAACTACTACATTGGGTGACTCAATAGCTTTTGTTGGAACATTAGTTATTCCAACTGGACAATCTATAACTTCATCACTAGGATCAGTTGTTGTACCAAACGAAGACGTAACTTTAACAGGTCAACAAGCAGATTTTGGTTTAGGCACTATAGTGGGAACAGGATCTGTAGCCTTAACATTGACAGGTCAAGCTTCTACAGTATCCGTGGGATCAATAGATCCTTCAGATCAAGTTATGGGAGTAACAGGAGTATCTTTCTCTGGTTCTGTTGGATCAATAGATCCAGTAGATCAAGTTATGGGATTAACTGGCCAATCAGCTACAGCTAGCGTAGGAGCACCATTTATTATTGCTTATGAGAACATTGACACCGGTT